AGCTTAGTCAAAACTAAGACCACATTTGATGATATAGTAATGTATTTTTCCTCCCTATATCAAAGTAGCTTTACATTTTCTTTAATGGGAATAGATATGCCGAAGATATTCACTTCAACATTATATTCAAAAATTGGCGTGTACAATTTTGATGGTAAAAAGATGGCTCATTTAAAAGACTTAAATCATATGTATTCAGCAGGCATCCTTTTAAATGAAGAAAAAATTGAAACTGGTTACTATGATTTTTCAAATTATCATCAATACATGAAGGCTTCTGAGTCAATTTATTTTAAACTTGATAGTTTTGATATACAAAGCAATAAAACATGTAAACCATTAACTTATAACACTTTTATGAATTTAGGTTTAAATTTAAATTTTGAAACTGTTAGTGAACTGGTCGCTTATAATAGGTCAGATTATATTAAATCAATACATAAAAACCCGAGAAAGATGGATGTATTAACTAGTTGGGTTAACAATATTATTCCTGGAGAAGGTAAACAAAAGTTAGAAGTGTTAAAATCTTTGGAGAGAAAAGATCTTGAAAAAGTAAGGAGCGCTTACATGTTTTTTCCTTCTGGAATAGCAATAGACACTATAGAAAGATTTTGGACTTATTCAATATTATATACCACTAGGAGATATTTAATTTCTTCAGTCAAGCCACAATTTTTCACAATAGAAAACTTTAGTGGTTGGTCCTCATCTTATGAAAATTTAAAACATTATTACCTGATCTTAAAACTAATGAATAATATAAATTTAAATGAGTCAACAATAGATAAATTAAAAAACAATGCAAAATGTAAAGCTTGTGTAGGCACTGAGGGAATGTTAAATATGATAGACGAATATGCAAAAATAAAAAAATTACAATTATATGACGAAATGACAACTAATCTTCCCTTTGCAGTTTATAAAACACCACAAAAAAGATCAACAAATATCTGGTTTGGCAGTGGTGATTTTGAAATTCATACACAATTTGGAAGTGTAAGACATGAGGTATATGAGGGTGACGCTCTAACTACTTG